CGTGCAATGAAAGGTGTCTCAAAACAATCTTCAAATGCAACTAAAAACTTTTCAAAAATGGCACAAGGAATCGGAGGAGTTCTTGTACCTGCTTACGCTACTTTAGCGGCTCAATTATTTGCAATTGATGCGTTATTCCGTTTTTTAAAAGATGCAGCTGACTTCAGAGTATTAGGAGAAGGACAGGCTGCATTTGCCGCGACAACAGGCATGGCAATTAAATCTTTAGCAAAAGATTTACAAATTGCAACAGATGCTCAAATTAGTTTTAAAGAGGCATCACAAGCAGCAGCTATCGGATTAGCTGCAGGTTTATCTCCCACTCAATTAAGAGAATTAGGTGCTGCCGCAAAAACAGTTTCAATCGCACTTGGTAGAGATGTAACAGATTCATTTAATAGATTAGTTCGTGGTGTGACAAAAGCGGAACCAGAACTTTTGGATGAACTGGGTATTGTGTTAAGACTCGAAGAAGCGTCTATAAAATACGCCGCTGCTCTTGGTCTAAATAAAAATCAATTAACAATCTTCCAAAAGTCACAGGCAGTAACAACAGAAGTTTTAGGACAGGTAGAAGAAAAATTTGGAGCTATTAATGAAATTATGGATCCAACCAGTAATGCCATAAATAAAGTTGGAATCGCATTTGATGAACTTTTAAATAAAGCTCGTCCTGTTATTGCAACTATATCTGAGTTTATTGCAAAAGGAATAACTGAGAGCACTGAAGCAGCAACATTTGCTATTGTAGGTTTTACTGCAAGTATAGTAGGATCTTTATTACCTGCTATGCAAAAAGCAGATATTGGTAGAATTACAGGGGGCGCGCAAGGTAAACTATTCAATGTTTTAGAAACTAAGCCGGGATCAAAAGCCGCACAGGGAAGACTAGCAAGATTTCAAGAAGGAGAGTATACACAAGCAGATCTAGAACAGTATAGAAAAGCATTAGAAGCAAAAAAATCTAGTCTACTCAATCACCATAACTTTGTAAAAGGTGCAGAGAAAAAACTTCTTCTAGATTTAAAAATCTTACAGAATCAATTAGTTATAGATCAATCCACTGGATTTAAAAGAATAATGTTAGAGTGGAAATCTAGTTTATACCAAATGCAAATAGAATATGGTAAATTTATAGGAACTATCAAAGCATTAGGAACAGGACTTATGACAGCTATAACAGGACTATTGAGATGGTTAGGTTATATTGGTTTAGCAATCACAGCTTTTACTGTACTAAGAGATTTAGTAGATAAATTTAATGGAAAAACGATAAATAAATTTGCCGAAGGAATTTCAGAAAGTACTAGAAGTATGGATAGTTTAAATCAAGAACTTGATAAAATGGCACAAGTTCGCGAGAGAGGATTATTAAAAGGTATTGATGAGCAGATTTCACAATTAGGACAAGCATTTCAAAGTGCAGATTTAGTTAATAGACTACAAGAGTATCAAGTTTTTGCAAATGGAAGCAATCTTGCACCTAAAGAATTTGAAAAATTTAACAATAAATTATTAGAACAATTAGATACAATGTCTAGACTTGATCCTGAAATGAAAGTTTATGCAGATGTATTAAGAGAAGGAAAACAATTAACAAGTGAACAAATAAAAGAAGTATCAAAACTTGCCGATAAACATATTACAAATATGTTAGCTATAAAATCTTATAATCAAGCGCAGTCAGCTCTTGTAAAATTAACCAATAGCTTAATACAAGCTCTCCCAAAATTAAAATATCAAGATATTACAGATCAATTAAAAACTCAAGCACAGGCAATGGAACAGCTTGCTGGTGAACATAGAAAATATGCTGCTCAACTTCTATTAGTTAGAGGAGAATTAGAGTATATTAATGCTTTAAATAAAGAGGCTCATCTTATTGCAATGGCACAGTTAGGAGTATCTTTAGAAGTTGCTGAAAATAGCTTTGGTACAAAAAGACAAAGAGAGGCAAAAGCATACGAAAAAACAATGACAGCAGTACTTAATCTAGCAAAAGCACGAAATGAACTAGAAGCTGCAACATATGAACTATCTAAGAAACAAGGAGACGAATCTGCACAGCTTAGAGTACAACAAGCAAAAGGTAATATTGAAGTTCTAAAACAAAACTATAGAATAGCAAAAGCACAACAAAGTGAGCTATTTAATTTCTATACTAGCATGCTAGATGATATTACTAGTAAACTCGGCTCTTCTATTGGAGCAGCTTTACGAGGTGAAGCAAATGCATTTAAAAATATCGGAGAAGAATTAACAAAAACTTTAACTGACTCTGTTGGAAAAGCAATCAGTGAAAGAATGATGGAAGACTTATTAGGGGGCACAATGTTTGATCCTAATAAGATTACAAAAGATATTTACGTAGATGAAGGCGGTGCACTTCAAAAAGGCATGCAAACCGCATCTTCCAAAATAGAACAAGCAATTAAATCAGGAGCAGACTATCATAAAGCTGCAATTCTAATTGCTTTTAGACTTAAAACACAAGGTGAAATTGCCGCCACTGAATTAAAGAAAAGTGGAATAAAAGGAGACATCAACGAACTAACAACTGCTAGAAGTGCTTATAATAATGCTAAAGCCGCAGAAGCAGCGAATAATAGAAGACTACTATTTTTAGAAGATGGACTGGATCAAATTAGTGAAGTCATAGCAAAATCAGGTGGTTATGAGAGTATAGGTGCTGATTTTTCTAAGGTAACGGGTAACGTTCTAACTGACGGTCCTTATGGACCTTATACCCAACCAATGACTTTGCAGGCAATTAAAGACGAAATAGCTAAATTAGAAAGTGCAAATGAAAACTACCGAAAAACTCAAGAAAAAAATATCGGATTAGCAACAGGTGCAAATGAAAAAATCGAGGCTTTAAATCTCGAATACGATCAATTAGAACTTAACATACAAAGCTTAAATACAGCTTTACAATCACTTCCAGGTGTAAGTACAGGTTCAGGTACTACAACAGGAACTACAACAGGAAATGGAATTAAAAGAATAGATCCTAACTCTGTTACTCTTGCAGGCACACAAACTACTGCTGATAAATTTAAGGAAGGCGTCGATACTTTCACAGGAGTTTCTACTAAATTTTTAGGAGGAGCCTCAATGTTACTTGGTGCTGCAGGAAAAAGTGAAGAAGCAGCAAAACTTATGGAAATCGCCGCAAAAATTCAAATGGCAGCAATGATTTATCAAAGTGCAAACAGCTTCTTTGGTGGTATGGCTAATGGTGGTGGTCTTATGGGTGGTCTAAAAGCATTATTTGGAGTTAGACAAGGCGGTATAGCAAACGCACCTGGTTATAGATCGTATAGTGATGGAGCAGTATCAACAGGACCAAGCTCTGGCTATCTTGCAGAATTACATGGCACTGAAGCTGTAGTTCCTCTACCAAATGGAAGAAGTATTCCAGTAGAAATGCAAGGAAAATCTGGTGGAACAAACAATATCTCTGTTAATGTAAATATGGCAAACGGAGAGACAACCATGACCTCAGATCGTGGAGGAGAAATGGGACTTATAATAGCAGCGGCTGTTAAAGAAGTAATAGCTGATGAACAACGCGCAGGTGGATTATTGAGTGGTACATAATGGCAATAGGATTTGATGTAGGCGGAACACTCGGAGTAGTAGTTCCAGATAGAGGACAAAAAAGAAATAACAAACCAAGAGTATTTGTTGCTAACTTTGGCGATGGATATGAGCAAAGAATTGCAAACGGTATAAATAGTTTAGAACAAACTATAGATGTAGCTTTTACAACTCGACCAAAAGCAGATATAGATGATATCGTAGCGTTCTTTGAATCAAAAGGCGGAGTCACAAACTTTAACTTTACATTATCAGATTCAAATGCTGGTGGAAGTGAAGAAACAATAAAAGTGGTCTGTGATACTTGGGATCAAACATGGGTGTATGATGATTACTACACTCTTAATGCACAATTTAGAAGAGTTTACGAAGCATAATGACAGAGAAAATTTTAGTAAAAGACTTACAAAAGCAAGATCCAGGCTCAGCCGTTGTTGATCTTTATGAATTTGAGTATGCCAAAAATACTTGGGCATACTTTGCTGTAGGTCTTGAAGCTGATTTATCTACAATACAAATGAGAGATTATTCAAATAATTCTCAGATAAATACTTATGTTGCTGCACCTGTACAAGCAAAAGGTTTTGAGCATCAAGCATCAGGAACTTATCCAAATCCAAGTTTTACAATAGCAAATGCAACAAGTGTTTTTAGTGGAGCAGTAGGAACAACCGACTATGATTCTTTAGTTGGTAATCGAGTTATTCGTAGAACTACTTTAAAGAAATACTTATATGGAGAAGCTTCAGCAACAAATCCTCCAACTGAGTATCCACGACAAGTTTTTTATATTGACAGAATTAAAACAAGAACAAAAATATCTGTAGAATTTAGTTTACGAGTTCCTTTTGAATTAGAAGGAATTAAAATTCCATACAGACAAGTAGTAGTAAATAGATGTCCTTGGGAATATCAAGGTGCAAGTGATCACTTATCAGAGTATCAAAAAGCAAAAAGCGGATGTACTTGGAGAATCGACAGCACTTATGAAGCTAGACATTTATATACAGAAAATGGTGCAACAACATATAAAGTATATGTAAATCAAGATGATGAGTATATTGTACCTAGTAGTCTTACTTTTGGAAATTGGACAAGTGAAGCAGGAGCAAATACTCTATCACTTGATACTTATTGGTACACACAAACAACTGCAAGCAGAGCTGCAGCAAATGGAACAGTAAGTAGTCAGACAGTAAATAATTATTGGCAAGTAGCAACACAAGGTACAAAAACTGCACTTGGAACTCCAACAGATACAAATGAGAATTTTAAAAGAGTAAGAACTTATGCAACTTATAGTCATGGAACAGAGTATTTTATTTACTCAGATGATAAAAAGAATGACTATGTAACTTTTACAGATAATGTAGCAAGTTCTGCAACTTATAACAAAACACTTATGTGGAAAGCAAAGAAAGCAAGTATTAATGTTGCACCTACTTACAGTACTTACTGGGAAAGAGGTGATATCTGTGGCAAATCTCTCACTTCTTGTGGAATGAGATTTGGATTTACGCCAATTAATACTGGTAATACATCTACTACAGGTAAAACTGAATTTAGTACTAATGTAGTAATTCCATTCGGTGGTTTCCCCGCCGCTAAAGATTTTGGATAAGATCTTCTTAGCAGCAGAGAAAGCGGCACCTTATGAAATGTGTGGACTTCTTTTACGGAATGGCGATTTCATTGAATGTGAAAATTTAGCAGACGATAAAAAGAATAGCTTTAAAATCGACTCAAAGATTGTAGTTAAATATCAACTAAATTCTTTGATAAAATACATAGTCCATAGTCACTACATGAGCGATTGTAAACCAAGTCAACATGATATTGATTGTTGTAACGCACAAAGGATACCATATATGATTGTATCGTATCCACAAAAAGAGGTATTTATTTTAGAACCAGCATGACAAATATTTATTTAACAGGAGATCTTGGCGAGAAATTTGGATCTCATTGGAAACTCGAAGCACGAAACATCGTAGAAGCTATACGAGGAATTTCTGTGCAACGTGAAGGTTTTTTAAATTATATTACTGAACAAGCAGGTAAAGGTATACACTATACAATCCAGAAAGGTGAAGAATTAATTGATGGTGATACTGATGCATTACTTAGTCTTGGCGGACAAGATTTAGTAATTTCTCCAGCAGTAGAAGGTTCAAATGCAAAACAAACAATTGGTTATATTTTAATGATTGCATCTTTCTTTATAGACCCAACTGGAACTACAGGACGAGCAATAGCAGCAGCGACATTTGCACTTGGTAGTATGTTAGTTATAGAAGGCACACTTGATAAACTAATGAAAGATTCACCATCTGATACAAATGAAGCCTACTTATTTAATGGACCAGTTAATAATGTAAAACAAGGTATTCCAGTTCCTCTCTGTTATGGAAAACTAGAAATAGGAGGAGCACCAATAAACTTTGGCTTTACAAACACAAGAGTAACACAATCCGCAGGATTTACTTTTACAGGATCTACGAATACAAATTCTGATGAAGATTGGCAAGGTGGAGAAGACTACTGGGTTAGCGGTGTCGGTGGAGGATATTCTAATCAAGGTATGGGTTCAAGTGGTGCAATATACACAGGTGGAACTTCAAACATAGACTGGAATTTATTAGCAGATCAGTATAATAATATTACTGAAGAAATTATTGAAGACTTGGAGCAAATAGGAAAATAGATGGCACTTAATAACCCAACTGCAAATGGTGGTATAGGATCAGCAGCACCAGGCAATTTATCAACAAATGTAACATCACTAAAGCATCAAACAGCTGTAGTGTATGACTTAGTCTCAGAAGGACCAATAGAAGGTCTAATTGATGGTGCCGCTAGTGTTCTTATTAACGGAGCTCCAGCAGTTTCATATCAGTATGCCGAAAGTTTTGCAACAAGAAAAGGTACGGATATCGCATATGATTCAGCAAATAATAAACTAACCGATAATCTTTCTACAAATGTTTTTGATGGTTTAGATACTAGCGATGGTGTTAGACAGGTATTAGTGGTTGGGGGTAAAAAGAAAGGCACAGCCGCTGTCAGCACCACTGCTGGTTCCAAAATAGTTACAACAAATACAAGCATAATGTCATTCGCAAGCGATGATGTTCAAACTGCATCTACAGAATTAGTACCTCAATTAAGAATTGAAGGAGCAGGAGTAGATGGAGGTAATTTTGCAGCCACAATCACAGAATTTATTAATACTGCCGCAGTAAAAGTAGCACTTGCTCCCGCAACTACTGTATCAAATGCAGACTGTAAGATAGACCTTGTTGATAGAATAGCAAGTTACTCTGTAAATACAGCAACACTAGCAACTGGTGGTGGTGTCGATCAAGCAAACACAATTATTATTCTAAGTACTCCAAGAATACCTGAATCAGAATCTCCACGTTTTAATTTTACAAACTTTGGATATGCTTTCAGAACAGGAGAAAGAGAGCAACCATTTTTACAATCACCCAAAGGTGTTGGTAGTGCATCATTTGCACATGAAATAGGCGAGGAGCTACCACAATCTTTAATTTCAGGAAACCCAAGTAATGCAACACTAACTTTAGATGATGCAAATGGAGATCCATTAGCTGAGCCAACCTCAGGAGGACGCACCTATGGAGCAAGTACTTTAATAGGAACAGGAGATCCTGGCATTGTTGATCATATTAAAGTAAATGTGGAAATGCCTAGACTTGAATCTAGAAAGAAAAATAGTTCAAATAACGCAACAGGTCCTTCTTTTGTAGAATACAGAATTTTATTTAAATACTTTAGAAATGGATCTGAGGTAGAAGAAGTCGTTGTACACGGACCAAAAACTTTATCAGGTCGATCTTTACATGGAAATACTTTACCAAAATCAGCAACAAGTGTTATTCATAAACACACAGTAACTCCTACACTTGCAACTCTTTCATTTGATACTGAAAAATTCCAACCATTTGATGACTTCCAAGTTACAATTCAGCGACCAACCGCAACAAATTTTGAATATGGTAACTGGGTACATGAGAATCAGTCTGTAATTAAATCTATTGAGTGTATAGTAGAAGATAAACTTAACTATCCATATACAGCATTTGGAGCAGTTATTATTGATGCAAAAGACTTTAGAGAAATGCCATCAAGAGCATATCAAGTACGTGGTCTAAAAATAAAAGTTCCAACAAACTATTTTCCAGCAGAAGAAGCTTTTGCGAATACAGGAATTAGAAGAACAACTGCAAGTTATACTCGTAATGTAAGTACTGGAGTAGATGCATCAACTTACCAAGACTGGGATGGAAAGTTTAGAGGCGATAAAAACGAATTTGACGCAACAAGCCCTAACTATAATGCAGTCTATTGTAATAACCCAGCGTGGGTATTTTTAGACATTATGACTAATCCTCGATATGGATTAGGACGTTGGTTAGACCCAGATAATAATTTTGATTTAATAGACAAATATTCTCTATTTGCTATTGCCAAATATTGCGATGAATTAGTACCAGATGGAAAAGGTGGATCAGAACCTCGTTTTACTGCGAATGTTTATATTAAAGATTTACAAGAAGCTGTAAAAGTTGTTAAAGATTTCCTAACTTTATTTAGAGGAATCTTAGTCTGGAAAAATGGACAAATAACTTTAGCCGCCATGCAGGAAAAAAGTCCTGTTTATACCTTTACAAAAGGTAATGTTATTGATGGAATGTTTACATACAGTTCATCTTCACAAAGATTTAGATCAAATCAAATTCGTGTAACTTGGAATGACCCAGATAATCACTACAAACAAGCAGTAGAAATTGTAGAAGACTATGATGAGATTGCAAGAATAGGTAAAATTATTCCAAAAGAAACAGTAGCATTTGGTTGTACTTCACAGGGACAAGCACATAGATATGGTAAGTTCCATTTATTCTCAGAGAAACTTGATACTGAAATAGTATCATTTAAAACTGGATTAAACGCAGGTTTCTTACAACCAGGCGATTCAATATACATACAAGACGCAGACTATGATGATATTCAATTTAGTGGTCGCGTTTCTTCATCTTCTACAACTACAACAATTAATATAGATAGAGCTGTTACACTTTCAGGAACAGCAACCTCAACTTTACACTTAATATACCCATCTGGTGGTGCTTATCTCGGACAAGATTCAGCAACTATCAATGGTACTACATACCGAAAAGGAGAGTTAGTACTTACAGATGAAGGTGGAAATACGATAGATACTGCAGCAAAAGCAGCAAACTGTAAAGATGATTCTGATGGTCTAGTACAATTACTTTGGTCTGAAGATTCAAGAATAGAATCTCAAGTTATAGATAGTTATACATCAAGCTCTATAACAGTAGCAAGCGCGTTTAGTGCTGCTCCAAATAGAGATGTTATCTGGTCAATAACAACAACTTCTGCAGATGGTGAAAAACTTGCTGGAAGTTCAAAAGAGTTTATGATTCAAGCCATAAAAGAAAATGATGGAAGAATCTTTGAAATTACAGCAGTACAGCATACTTCTGGAAAATATGATTTAATTGATAGAGGTTGGGCAATACCTGCAATACCTGATGTAAATAGACCTCCAAAATACATTGAAGAAGTACCAGTACCTAGAAATCTAGCAGTTAAAGCAATACCTATGGGCTCAGGTGATAATTCATCAGGAGACGTAAATGTATCAGGATCAGCAGCTCCAGATTTAGGATATAAAATACTACTTACTTGGCAAGCTCCTTTATCAACAAGACTTGATAAAAACGGAAACTCAGTTACAAGTGAGTACGAGCATTTAAAAGAATATCAGGTAGCATGGGATGGTAAAGGTAGATATGATGGAAATGCAAAATGGGAAAGATTTAGTGTAGACCCTGAAGATACTTCATATACTTGGGAAAATGTAATGCCAGGTACATATCGAGTAAGAGTAAGAACAGTAAATATTAGAGAAAACTTTTCTCGATGGAGAAGCAGACGTATTGGTGTTGATGATGCCGTCGGAGCCCATATATTATCAAGTCAACCAGGTAAAGACATTCCATTAGGTGGATTTTTAGATACAACATTAACAATAGCTGCTAATGGAGTAGTAAGTTTTTCAAATACTTCATATAATTACTTACCTCCACAAGTAGACGCTGGAACTTTTATAACTGTATCAAGCGGAAATACTGCACAAACACAGCAAGACTTTAGTGCAATGTCTGCAAACAGCGTAGCATATTTATTATATGACTATAGCAACACAGCAGACCCATTACAAGCTATTGAATATAGAACAGATACTACATCAGAAGATGCACAAGGAAATAAACTTTATCCTATTTTTACAAAAAGAACAATTAATGATGCAAATACAGACTTTGGACAAGCAAATGGTACATTCTCTGTAGATGCAGGAGAGACAATATTAGAAGGAAGTAGTACTACTTTCTTAAGTGATTATCAAACTGGTGACCTAATTGTTTTAGGCGATGCAGGTACTACTCGACAATATGCAAAAGTAACTTATGTCTATAGTAATACTAGCATACAGATTTCAGATGGTGCATTAAGAGCGTATAGCGGAGCAAATGTTTTCTTCCAAAATTACAAAATAGATAGAACAAAAGACGCAATTTTAGCAGTAGTAGCAAATACATCAGGTACATATTCACTACAGCAATTTACTTCTAAATTCAAAATAAATACTGGAGAAATTGGTGATGGTGCTGTAACTGAAACAACAATAGCAGAAAACGCTGTTGGAGGTACTGCTATTCAAGCAAATAGTATTACTTCTCTTATGTTAACTTCAAGTGCTGTAGCTGCGTTTACAGTATCAGCAAACTCAATTACAAGTGTAGAATTAGCTTCAAACTCAATACAAGCAATTCATATTCAAGCAAACTCTATTGGAGCATCAGAAGTTGCCGCAAATAGTATTGGATCAGTAGCAATTATTGCTGATTCTATTGATAGTTCTCATATTGCTGCAAACTCAATAGATAGCACAATGATTATTGCAAATGCTATTGGTACATCAGAAATAGCCGCAAACTCTATTGATAGTGCCCAAATTATAAGTGGATCTATTGATACTGTGCATGTATCCGCAAATGCGATTACAAATGCAAAAATAGCTTCTAATTCTATTACTACTGCTTCAATTGCAGCGGGCTCAGTTACAGAAGCAAAAATAGCAGCAAATGCTATTGGAACTGCTGCTATTCAAGCAAATAGTATTACATCAGCTCAGTTAACTGCAGATGCTATAAATTCATTCACTGTGGGAGCAAATGAAATTACCGCAGTAGAAATTGCTTCTGGTACTATTACAAATGCCCTAATGGCAGCAAACTCAATTACTTCAGTTGAGATAGCTGCAAACTCTATTGGAAGTGCAGAACTTACCATTGGCTCTGTATCTGGAACAATTATTGCTAGTGGTGGAGTTGGAACAACTCAATTAGCCACTGGATCTGTAACTGGTATTATTATTGCCAATGGTGCTGTTGATACAAACCAATTAGCAGGAAGTGCAATTACAGCAGCTAAAATAGCAGCAAATGCTGTAACAAGTGGAAAAGTCGCAACTAATGCTATTAATACAGCACAAATTATAGCAAATGCGATCACTTCAACACTACTAGCAAGTAACTCAGTTACAAATGAAACAATAGCTGCAAATAGTATAGACTCAGTAAGTATTGCAACTGGAGCTGTGGGAGCTATACAAATTGCCACTGGAGCTGTTACAAATGCTAAGATGGCAGCAAATGCTATTGGAGCAGCACAGATTATTGCAGGATCAATTACCAGTTCAGAATTAGCTGCAAACTCAGTTGGCTCCGCACAGATAGCAGCAAATACAATTACAAATAATGAACTAACAGCAAACTCTGTAACAGCAGCTATTATAGCAGCAAACTCAATTACAAATAATGAATTATCAATTAACTCTGTAAATGCTGCAATTATTCAAGCTGGCACCATTGATAGTTCCCATATAACAGCAAACTCAATAACAGCCGCAGCGATTGTAACAAATGCTATTGATAATTCTCATATTTCTGCAAACAGTATTACTTCTGTAAGTATTCAGAGTGATGCAGTTGGTACTAACCAGATTTCATCAAATGCAATTACAAATGCGAAGATATCTTCTGGTGCTGTAGATACAAATGAGATTGCAGCAAATGCAATTACAAATGCAAAGATAGAAAGTGGAGCTGTTACAAATGCAAGTATCAATGCTTCAGGAATTGAGTTTGCAAAAATAACTTCTGTATCTATTACAAGCGCAATGATTCAGGCAAACTCAATTACATCAGCAAAGATAGCCGCAGATCAAGTAGGTACAAGTGAAATTGCAGCAAACAGCATAACTTCGGCTTTAATAGCAGCTAATCAAATTGGTACTGCAGAAATAGTTAGTGGAAGTATTACAACTGCACTTATAGCTGGAAATGCTATTACTTCGGCTTTAATAGCAGCTAATCAAGTTGGTACAGCAGAAATATCTAGTGGATCTATTGGAACATTACAAATTGCCGCTAATGCAATTACAGCAGCAAAGATAGCAGCTAACCAGATTGGTACTTCTGAAATAATTGCAGGAAGTATAGATAGTTTACAGATTGCAGCAAATGCGATTACAAATGCTAAAATATCATCAACAGACAGTTTAACATTAACAGTAGCAGGCGGATCTGCTGGTGGGTGGACACTAAATTCAACGTCATTATCAAGTGCAAATATTGTTTTTAGTTCCGTAAATCAACAAATAATTATATCGGATGGAACATAATGCCTAGTAGAGTTTTATTTGGTAAAGGAACAGCAACAAGAGGCACAAGTAATTTTGGGCTATGGGTATCAAAACCTTCAGCAAATGTTGAGACAACAACTGCAAATAATCTAATTTTTGATTCTACAGCAGTACGAACAGGATTGATATATGCAGGTGCAAATTTTACAGCAACTTCATCCGCTATAACTTGGACATCTGGAAGTAAGGCAACATTAACTTATATTCCAGAGGTTTTAGTAAATGAGGCAAATACAGCAATTTTACATAATGAAAATATAGTAAGTAATCCAAGCTTTGACAGTTTTACAGAAGATCTTATTAGAGAGTATGATACTTATAAAATTTCAAATACAAGTGTAACTCCACTCCGTATGAATGTATCATATTCTCCAGGCAATACTTCACGAACAAGTGCAGCGGGTGCTTTTGTCGTTTTAAAAATACCAAATGCTTTTGGATTTATGGGTAATACTTATGTAGATTCAAGTGGTACAACACAAAATCTAGGAAACCATCCAACTTTAGGAGATACAGCAAATTTATGGTAGATAGAGTTTTATTAGGTAAAGGATCCTCTACAAGAGGTACAAGTAACTTTGGGCTATGGGTAAGTAGACCAGGTTATAATGTACAAACTTGTACTTCAGATCAATTACTATTTTCTTCAGATGACCAAGACCAAGTAGATCATGCTTTAGTTTTATTAGAGATACCTTCTGCTTCTCAGGCACCTGCAAGTACAAGAACTATTACTAGTGGAGTACCTACTTTGGCATCTGGCGAAAGTGCAATGGTATTTAAACCTGTGGGAGCAAATGATACCGCAAATATTACTTTAAATTCTGGAACAAATGTTCAAATAACTACAGCAACAAATAGCGTAGGAACAAACACAAATCCAGTACAAACACAAAATACATTTACCTTTATACTAAAAGGTATACCAAATACGAGTTTATTTTAATGGCAAATAGAGTTTTAATAGGAAATAGAGGCAGTGACTACGGAATCTTTATTAGTAGAGAAGGACAAAATGTTGCGAGTACAAGTTCTTCTTTGGTATTTGACTCAAATGCTGTAAAAGGTTTTAATACTGTTACTAAAGGACAAGGAATACTAAGTCCAGGAGGCACAAGAAGTTTTTCTCATGGATTAGGTTTTAAACCGTATGCAAGCGTTACGTATTGTTTTCCAGATGACATAAATGAGTCTAGTCCGTCTAATACTGCAACTGTAAGTGTGGCAAGTATGTATGTACCATTTTTTACTGATTACTACACTTTTGGAAGTGCAAACGTAAGTATTACAAATGCTGGATCAGGATATGTAGGTTCAACAATACCATTTACAGCTACGGGTGGAGTTGCTTATACAGGAGCTGGAGGAACAGTTCAGGCTACAGGATATGCAACTATTTCAGGTGGTAGTATAACGAGTATAACAATTACAAATGTTCCAAAATACGGCGGAAATAGCCCAGTACCTACAATTACATTGAGTGGAGGAGCAGGAGATTTACATGCTTCACAAGTATACCCAGCTTATGACTCTGATATTGTACCAGCAACAACTCAATATGGATTTTTAACAAATAGTGGATATTATAAAGAATATGAAACAGTTGGCGGACTGGCAGTGGGAGATGGCATTACAGTAGGATACTCTGGAGTTAGTTTTTCAACAAATACAACACATTTAACAATTAGTAATGATTATAAAGAAGGATACCAAAATTTATGGAATGGGATGGCATATAGCAATACTGCATTTGGAGGAGAAGAAACTATTTACTATTCATACTTAATTTATAACGGAACAAGTCCATTCGCATAGGAGAATAAATGGAATACAATATTTTTTATGACAATAACGGAAAAATTGCATGGGCGACAGTCGCAGCTTGTGACGCCTCTGCTATTAGTGCACAAGCCGAACATGGCTATTCTTATTTACAAGTAATAGTAGATACACTACCATCTATTGATGATTATTATATAGCAGATGGTGCATTAGTACAGTATGGAAATTTTAATCCAGACCTATCTACAACCAGTATTACACTTAATGGAACATTAAGTTTTAGTGGACTACCAGAAGGAACAACCGTTACTGTAGATAATGTAAACAAAGGAACAGTTCCAGCAGATGGCACAATAACATTTACAGGAACACAAGTAGCAACAAGATATACAGTAATCTTATCAAAAGATAACTATAAGTCAAAAACATTTACACTGGAGGTTACAAAGTAATGGCACTAGAAATATCACTTAGCAAAAATTACACTTATGCAGAATCTCGCGCAAGTGAGTACCCAGAATTAAAGGAACAATTTGATAAGTTGTTTCATGCTATTGATACTGGTCTATTGGGTGAGACCGCAAAGACTTCAAGTTTTTATACAGAGTTAAAAGCGGTCAAGGATAAATATCCTAAACCAACAGAATAATCTTACACCTCTCAAAAATAGTTCTTGACTTCTCACTTATATTTTGTTATAATTTAGCATATAGGAGTATAAGTTAAGAATGGCAGCAGGAAACTATGATATTGTTATCGACCAAGGAGCAGATTTCTCGCTCCAAATCGCAATAGCACAAGATGGAACAGCAATCAATTTGTCTAGTCATACGGCAAGTGCACAGCTACGTCCTACGCCTTCTTCCGATACTCTTACAGCAACATTTACTTGTTCAATAACAGATGCAGCTAATGGTGTCTTTAAAATGACTTTACCATATGCAACAACTGCAAATATTGCGTCAGGTAAATATTACTATGATTTAGAATTGTATAATAGTAGTACAAATACTATGACAAGACTAATTCAAGGAGTAGCAAGAGTCACTCAAAACGTTACACGATAATGGCATTAACCTTAACATTAACTCCTAACAATACTACGCTTAATGCCACAGCACAGACCACAACTCTGACAATATCATCTGCCGTAGCCGATGCAGCTAGTGACGCAGGGTCAATTACTTTTAATTCTCCAGTAGGAACACTTACTGGACAAACAACAGTAGAAGGCGCACTCAATTTTCTTGCTAATCAATTTTTTGTCGCAACGACAGCACCTACCGCAAATACAACTAATTTAGCGGAAGGAGATTTATTTTACGATACTGACGATAATCAGTTAAAGATTTATCGTGAAACAACTGAAGGAACGTTTAGTTTTGTTCCTATAATGATAGGTAACGATTCAGCGGATTCGGACACGATAGACGCAGGAGCTTTTTAAAGCTCGACTAGGATATAAATATGGCACAAGTAATTAAAATTAAAAGAAGTAGCACGACCGCCTCGCCTGTTTCTTTAAGTGCAGGGGAAATAGCATACTCATCCAACTCGAAGAAATTCTTTATTGGTGCTCCTGGCTCTGGAACAGTAACAACTATAGGTGGAGATCTCTATGTAGAGATGCTAGATCACGCCGCAGGTACTCTTACCGCAAGTTCAGCTATTGTAGTAGATTCAAGTAGTAAAATTGACCAGTTAAAAACTGGTAATATTGTTATTACTGGCTCAACAGATACACTTTCAACAGTATCAAGTGCAGATCTAACAATCGCACCAAGTGGTAATTTAATTATTACTCATGGTGGCACTATTGACTTAGACGCACAAGCCAACTCTCTTACAATACCAGATAATGAAGCAGCAGCTTTAGATATAAACGAAGGCGGAACCTCATATCTAAAATTTGTTACTACTAATGGTAGTGAAGTCATTGACTTTGGTAAGAATGTTTTATTTGGTAATGATGCGCATGTATTATCATTTGGTGTAGACAGCGATGTTACATTAACACACGTAGCAGATACTGGTCTATTATTAAATGGAGCAAGTGAACTTCAATTTAGAGACGATGCACTTACTATTGGATCAAGTGCAGATGGTCAATTAGACATTGATGCAGATACTGAAGTAGAAATTACAACTGGTACTTTCGATGTCAACGCAACCACAACAGATTTTAGCGGAACAGTAAATACAGTAGGTAACTTAACTGTTAATACAGATAAATTTACAGTTTCAGCAGGAGAAGGTAATACAAGTATTTCAGGAACATTAGGAGTAACTAATGCCGCTACTTTCTCATCAAGCGTAGATATTACAGGAGCTTTAACAGCAAATGGTGCTGTAACTCTTGGAGACGCCGCAGGGGATACAATAACAGTAACAGGTACAGCAACTTTCTCACAATCAGCAGACTTTGATGCTGGATTTACAGTTGCTTCCTCACAAACAGTTAACTTTGGAGGTAATAGACTTACCAATATTGGAACTCCTACTCAAGCAACAGATGCAACAACAAAAGCATATGTAGATAGCGTTAAACAAGCACTCGATATCAAAGATTCAGTACGAGTAGCAACCACAGCAAACTTATCAGCAACTTATGATAATGGAACAGGTGGTGTAGGTGCAACTCTTACAGCTGACTCAAATGGTGCAATTTCAGTAGATGGTGTAACACTTTCATCTGGTGATAGAGTACTTGTTAAAGATCAATCAACAGGAACTCAAAACGGTATTTACTCTGTAACAACAGTTGGTGATGCAGGTACACCATTTGTACTTACTCGTGTAACTGATGCAGACTCAAGTGCAGAAGTAACAGGTGGTCTTTTCACTTTTGTAGAAGAAGGATCAACTAATGCCGATGCTGGTTTTGTATTAACAAATATTACAGGATCTGCAACACTTGGTAGCGATGCTTTAACATTTACTCAATTCTCAGGAGCTGGACAGGTTACAGCAGGTGATGGTTTAGCAAAATCTGGAAATACACTTTCAGTAAATGTAGACGATACCTCACTTGAAATTGTTGCAGATACTTTACAAATTAAAGGTCTTGATGATGCGATTGCAGAAGGAGATTTAATCTTCGGAGCAAATGGTGGCAATCAGTTTACTACTTTAGCAATCGGCACATACGACTCAACCAACTCAGTAGGACAAATGCTACAAGTTGGTAACAACGGAACAATAACATGGACAAATACATTAGACGGAGGAACGTTCTAAGATGTCCCATGTAATCAAAATTAAAAGGTCAGAAACACCTGGATCAGTTCCAGGCACAGGGGATTTAGAAACACACGAAATAGCTATGAATGTTTCTGACCAAAAGATTTATACAAAAAACGCTAGTGGTGACATAGTTGTTATGGCATCTGCAGGTATTTCTGAATCAGAAGCACTAGCGTTGAGTATAGCATTAGGATAAGATTATGGCATCAGCATTTAAAACTGCTTCCAAGGCAAATGTAAATACTTCACTTACGACAGTATATACATGCCCATCGAGCACGACATCTACGATTATTGGTCTTTATCTCTGTAATCAGAGTGGAGGTCAAATTGAAGCAAACTGTGAGTTTTACGATAGTAGTTCAGCAACTCACGTTTCTCTTACAGCCGCCACGCCGATTCCAAGTGGATCAACATTGGTATTAGTCGGAGGAGATGCAAAAGTAGTTTTAGAGGCAGGAGACGCCATCAAGGTTCAGAGTAACGTCGTAGACAGCATAGACGTTGTTCTGTCATATTTGGAGCAAACATAATGGCACTTATAGGTAAACAACTAGCACTTGTAGCATCGCTAGAAGCAAACTCAGTTGGTACAACCGAAATTGTAAGCAATAGTATTACTGCATCAGAAATTACTGCAAACTGTATTACAACTTCAGAACTATCAACTAACTCGATTACTTCCGCTAAGATTCAAGCAAACGCTATTACATCTAGGGAATTAGCGAGTACAGCAGTTACAGCAGTAAGCGATAACTCAATTGATGCAGCAGCTATTGCTGCAAACTCAGTAGACTCCAGCGAATTAGTAAGTGGGTCTATTGATTCTATTCATATTTCAACTGGTGCAGTTACAACTGCAAAACTAGCTGCAAATGCTGTCACTTCAAATGAAATTGCCGCTAACTCTGTAGATACTGCAGAGATCGCCTCAAATGCTGTCGGTGCTCCACAGATAGCCGCTAATGCAGTAGGTCAAAGTGAAATCGCTGAAAATGCGGTTACAAGTTCAGAACTTGCAACCGATGCAGTACAAACTACACATATTACCGACAACGCAATTACTGCCGCTAAGATAGCAGAGAACGTTGTAGGATCAAGTGAAATATCAACAAATTCAATCACAGCTTTACATTTAGCAACTGATTCAGTAGGAACAGTACAAATAGCAGCTAATGCAGTTACAACTGCAAAAATAGCTTCTAATTCAGTAGGCTCCGCAGAAATTAAATTAAACTCAGTACAATCAACTCAAATCGCAAGTAATGCAGTTACAGGAGTACATCTTGCTTCTGGAGCAGTAGATACAATTCATATTGGAACAAATGCAGTTACTAATGATGCGATGGCAGATAACTCTATAACAAATGCTGAAATTAGTGCAAATGCAGTAGGTACAAGTGAAATAGCAAGTGATGCAGTTGGATCAGCGCAGATTGCTTCATTAGCAGTAACAACTGCTAAAATAGCAGCAAATGCTGTAACAGGAATTGAAATTGCTTCTAACTCTGTTACTCATGGAATTATTGCTGGTAACTCAATTCAAACACACTGTCTTCAAGATAATGCAGTTACATCAGATAAAATTGCTACAAATAGTATTTTAACAAGACATATTGTAGAAGGAAATGTTACAACTCATAACTTAGGTGACAATGCAGTAACAGCTGCTAAAATAGCCGCAAATGCAGTAGGTTCCGCAGAAATAGCAGAAAACTCTGTTGATAGTAGCGAACTTGTAACTGGCTCTATCGATTCAATTCACTTATCAGCAAGTGCAGTTGTAGAAAATGCTATTGCCGCAAACGCAGTTACAGCAAATAAAATTGCTTCAAATGCAGTTACTGCAGAAACAATCGCCGCAAACTCAGTGGATTCAAGTGAGTTAGTAACTGGTAGCGTATTAACTATTCATTTAGCAGACAATGCTATTACTGGTGCGAAATTATCAAATACTTCAAACTTTACAATGAATGACTTAGTAGTTTCTGGAAACTTAACTGTTTCAGGAAGCGAGACTATAGTTTCTTCAACAACATTAACAGTTGAAGATGGTCTTGTACAGGTTGCATCTACAAATGATTCAACAGATGCAATCGATATCGGACTTTATGGATTATACGATCCAGCAGGAACAGATTTATATGCAGGTCTTTTCAGAGATGCAAATGACAACAAATGGAAACTATTTGTTGATTCACAAGTAGCTCCTACTTCAACTGTAGACACAGGTGCTTCTGGTTATACAGTAGGAACTCTTGTAGCAAATGTCGAAGGAAACTTAACAGGAACAGCAAGTGCAGTAGCTGCTAACGCAGTAGGCTCTTTACAGATCGCTGCAAATGCAGTTGGATCAGAAGAAATTGCAGAAAATTCAGTTGGATCAAGTGAAATTGCAACTGATTCTATTCTAGCAATACATATTAGTGCAGGAGCAGTAGGATCTTCAGAGATCGCCGCAAATGCAGTAGATTCTGCTGAAATTATAAGTGGTGCTGTTAATGCAGTTCACTTATCAACTGATTCTGTAACCGAAGCAAAAATAGCAGCAAATGCTGTAACAGCTGCTAAAATAGCTGCAAACTCAGTAGACTCCAGCGAATTAGCAAGTGGGTCTATTGATACAATTCACTTCAGCGCAAATGCTGTAACAAGTGACGAAATTGCAAGTAATTCAATAGTAGCAAGACATATTGCAGCAAACTCAGTTGGAACAAGTGAAATTGAAACTAATGGCGTAGGTACTTTACAAATAACAGATAATGCTGTAACATCAACAAAAATCGCCGCTAACTCAGTAGATTCAAGTGAGTTAGTAAGTGGTAGCATTGATACTATTCATATTGGAGACTTACAAGTAACAAATGCGAAAATTGCAGTAAATGCAGTTACAGCAACAGAAATCGCCGCTAACTCAGTAGATAGCAGTGAATTAGTAAGTGGATCAATTGATGATATTCATATTGCAGATAATGCAGTAACCGCAAATAAAATTGCAACTGATTCTATAGATGCATCACACTTAGCAGCAAACTCAGTAGATTCTAGCGAATTAGTAAGTGGATCTATTGATGAAATACACATTGCTTCAAATGCAGTAACCGCAACTAAGATTGCTGGAAATGCAGTAGGCTCAAGTGAAATAGCAGGTAATGCAGTAGGTTCATCTGAAATTGCTGCAAACTCAGTAGATTCAAGTGAGTTAGTAACTGGATCTGTAGATGCAATTCATTTAGCAAGTAATTCAGTAACTTCAGCTAAGATTGCCGCAAATGCTATTGGAACAAGTGAGTTAGCAAGTGGTGCATTAAGTGGACAAACATTTAGTGGCACAGTAACTTTCTCAGGTGATGTAAATACACAAGGAACAACAACACTTGGTAATGGAACTACTGATATAACAAATGCAGCAGGTGTATTAGGTATTCAAGATACAAGCCCACCACAAAAACTTCACATTGATGAAGTGGCGGGTATGGATGTAGGTACAGGAAGTTCATCTTCAACATCACAATTTGCACTTGATTCTTTCGCTTCAGCAACATTTAGAACTGCAAAATATATAGTACAGGTTCATAACACAACTGATGGGGATTATCAAGCATTAGAAATTTTACTTTTCCATGACGGAACAAATGTATACTTAACACAGTTCGCATCTATCTTTGACAATCTTGCTCAGGCAACATTTGATGCAGATATAAGCGGTGGTAATGTAAGATTATTAGTAACTCCTGCTTCAACAGATAGCATGACTTACAAATTTATTAGAACAACAATAGAGGTATAAAATGGGTGTAAAACTAAACTTTAATATCGAAGACGCTGGTCTATCCGTAGACGGAACAGAAAGTATTGATTCAAGTAGAGGAATGGCGAGTGTAACTATCTCTGCCGATAAAATCGATAGTGGAACTATTGCTTCTGCTCGACTTCCTTACACAATAACAACAACTGCTCCAGTTTCCGTAGGATCAACAAGTAGTGGACACGTCTGGTACGTATATTAAGAGATAATTAAATGGCAATTTATGTAAACGACAATGGCACTTTACGCCAGTTACGCTTTGTAGCTGTCAACGATGGCGGTACGCTTCGTCGTGCCAATGAAGTTTATGTAAATGATGGTGGTTCGTTAGAAGGACCATTTGTTGCAGTGCATGATACATTGCGAGTTACAAATACTGAAACAACATATGTATCAGGTATTCAGGTAACTACTTTTAATACAACTACTGTCTTTGATACTAGCACTGTCTTTAATACAATAACTACATTTAATACTACTCAGTCAACTGCAACAAGTAGAGCAACAGGAACTTCACAAAGTACTACAACTACATTTAACACTAGTCAGTCAACAACAACTACATTTAATACTACACAATCAACTGGTACATCAAGAGGAACTGCTACAAGCAGAAGTACTACAACAGCTTATAATACATCGCAAGGAACAGCAACATCAAGAAGTACTGGTACAAGTAGAGAGACAACAACTGTATTTAACACAACACAGTCAACAACAACTACATTTAATACTACTCAGTCAACTGCAACAAGTAGAGGAACTGGTACAAGTAGATCAACTACTACAGCTTATAATACTTCAAAAGCTACTGGAACAAGTAGAGGTACTGGAACATCAAGAAGTACAACAACTTCTTATAATACATCACAAGGTACTGCAACAAGTAGAGGTACTGGTACATCAAGAAGTACAACAACTTCTTTCAATACATCACAAGCTACTGGTACAAGTAGAGGTACAGCAACATCAAGAAGTACTACTACAATTTTTAATACTTCACAAGCTACAACCACAGCTTACAATACCACTACTACATATACTACTTCATATGATACAACTATCACAACAAGTAGAACTACAGGGTTTACAAATGCAACAAACACTGCTAGAATTACATCTACAGCATATATTGATGCTACAAATACAGCTAGAGCTACAAACACTGCTAGAATTACATCTACAGCGTTTATTGACAATACAGCCACTTCAAGAGCGACAAATACCGCTAGAATTACAGGTACTGCATTTATTGACAACACAAATACTGCAAGAGCAACAAACACAGCGAGAACTACATACAGAAATACAAATACTTCTCGTAGCACAGGATTTACAAACTCGACTGCTTTTGCTACAGGTTTCATAGATAATACTGCAACTTCCAGAAATACAAACACATCAAGAAATACTGGATTTACAAACTCAACAGCTTTTGCTACTGGATTTATAGACAATACAGCAACATCCAGAAATACAAATACTGCTAGAAACACAACTAGAATTACATCTGGTATAAGATTAACTACATTCCAAAATATTACAGTATACGGAGATCAGTCAGAAGGTTTCTTTACTAGATGGACAAATACTTCTAGAAATACTGCGTTTAGTGGATCTACTACATACGCTACTGGATTTACAAACTCAACTGGATTTACAAATACAACAAATACTGCGAGAACAACTTATAGAAATACGAATACAGCTCGTGGTACAGGATTTACAAACTCTACTGGATTTACAAACACTACAAACACAGCAAGAACAACTTATCGAAACACAAATACTGCTCGTGCTACAGGATTTACGAACTCAACAGCATTTGCGACAGGCTTTATAGATAACACTGGATTTACAAATGCAACAAACACAGCGAGAAATACAACTACAGCATTTATAGATAATACAGGATTTACAAATACAACAAATACAGCTCGTGGTACAACAACAGCTTATGTAGATAATACTGGATTTACAAATAATACAAATACTGCTAGAGGTACAACCACAGCATATATTGATAATACAGCAACTTCTAGAATAACAAACTATGAAACTGCATATATAACTTCACGTATTACATCAAGAGCTACTGGTACATCAAGAAGTACAACTACAACATTTAATACTTCGAAGGCAACTACTACTGCATATACAACTACAACAGCGTATAGCACAACCACAACATTTATAACCAGTAAGTCTACAACTACAGCTTATACAACTACAACTGCTTATACAACAACTACAACATTTATAACCAGTAAAGCTACAACTACAGCATATACAACTACAACTTCATATAATACTACAACTACATTTATAACAAGTAACGCAACAACAACTGCTTATACAACTACAACAGCGTATACGACTACAACCACATTTAACACTACTAGAGAAACAACTACAACATTTAATACTTCTCAAGGAACAACAACTGCTTATAGTACTACTACAGCATATACAACTACAACAACTTACATTACAACTAAAGCTACAACTACTGCATATACAACTACAACTGCTTATGCAACAGTTACAACATTTAACACTACTAGAGAAACAACTACAGTATTTAATACTACAAGATCAACTGCTACTCTATTTGCTACAACTACAGCATATACTACAACCACAACATTTAATACTACGCAATCCACCGCTACAGTTAGAACAACAAGTTCAAATAGACTTACAGAGACCAGCAGAACTACAGATCACCTCACAGTATTTGCAACAGCAACTAATACTGTGATTTATGAAAGAATAACCGCCTCCACATTAGGAACAATCTTCGATACAGAAGTGGCAAGTGCTCAAGATCTAGGGCAGTCCTATTGGGATGGCTCTAAATGGAGCGAGACTTGATAGAAGGACATAAAGATACAAAAGTAGACGCCGATTATGTAAATAAGAAATTAGAAAGCATGATGGCAGCCATATTTGATAATATGGGCGAAAATGAAGAAAGAATAAAAAATATTGAAGTGGTACTTTACCAACTTCAAAAGGAGTTTAGAGAATGGCTCAAGAAGGCGGAATAGTAAAACCAAAAAAGCCACTTCAAGCTCTAACAATAAATGAATGTCTTGGTGATATACCAACTCATTTTATGAAATCAGGAAGCGCATTTAGACCTAAAGAGGATCTTAACGACTTAGCAGAATTTCGTAAAAGAGTAATCAGAGATTCATTTAGAGGTAGACCATTTGAATATGATATTTGGTTTAATACAAATGAAGTCTCAACTATAAGAGCATGGCTTTATACTGATTTTTTAGGCAAAGGAATTGTAATGAGAGTTCCGTCTATAAAAATCAATGATAAGTTTTTTGCTGGAATAGTAAATGGCGATATAGAAATTGATGAAGATAGAATACAAAAAATAAAAGACAATCTTCACAATAAATATGTTTTACAAACAAATCCAGAGTTCTATGATAAAGTAATATTCCCGCCTGGCAGTAATCTAATGTATAAAAATACTTTAGACTGGAATAAAATGCGACAGGCAGTAGCAGATGGATTTATGGTAAAACCGCATCCAATAACAGCACACATTTGGATGGCACTGCTAAGAAAGAAACTTGGAGCAGATAAAATCTTGAATAAAAAGTCAGGTGGATTTGAACTTCTTATGAACGCAAAAGAAGTAGCTTGTGCACCAAATAGTGAAATGGGTTTGATAGCAATTTTACTAGGTAAAAAACTACGCTTAGTAAGTACACCGAAAGATGTAAGAGAAAAAAATCTACTTACTTACGAAAGTTTTTACTACGCTATATCAAATCAGTGTTCACAACAAGGTGCATATACAGCACTATGTAAACTCCTTAGTGCAAAACACTCAGGTATAATTTTTAACTTTGATAACGATGCAGAAGAACGTATGGATAGATACCTACACTCCTTCTGGGAATATAAGATGGCAAAATGATAGAAGTAATTTATAGATACAAACCAGTGTACGGAATGTTCACACTCGCATCCATGTTAGATTGGGATGGGGATAGCTTTCGCCTACATGTTGGGTTTCATGAAGATCAATGGGACAAAGAAGTTGTTGAATGGATTGACAGAAATTTCAAAAATTATAAATGCTATCAAATACCTTCAAAGGTAGCTAATGGTAACTGGCAAGCAAAATTTTTACTTCTTATAAGAAGATGGTATAGAGGCGAAGGAAGTAAGAATGGTAAACTCAATAAAAGAGTTTTAATGTTCGGAGACAATAGAATATTTCTTAGAGACTGGGTAGGACAATTACCACCAGCAGACTGGCAAAAAGGTGTTGTTATGGCTCCTAAAAGATGGCAGTATATAGAGCATCCAATGTATAGAAATTATTACAATATACTTGGAGTTTCACATGAGAAAAATGATTTAGATACTAATTTTATGCTATTTAATTGGGATGAACTAGATAAGATAGGAGATCATGAATTATTCTTTGAAGACGGCAGAGCTCCTGCAGTTATTGGATTAGAACACAGACTTGATGCCTATATTAATGGTGCAAGAAATAATGTATTTTTTAACGCATTAAAAACTTATAAATTTGGACATATGCCTTTGTATGCAAGTATGAAGGTAGATTATCTTATCAAAGTTGATTCTATCGGTACAGCAGATACTCTTAATCATAATATTGCAATGAGAAAAGCATTTTCTATTAGTTGCGATCATAAATATTTAGTTGCTGAATATGCTGACTGTCCTATGGGAGTAGCATTAGCAGTTCCTTTTGATCTATATGCAAATTTAATAGACAGAATCCCTGTAAATCTTAGAAACGCTAGAGTAAATGAAAGAATCTTGTTAAAAGCTGAAAAGCAAAAGCAAGCTACACGAAAAATACTTCAAGCAGGTTATATTCTAGGAAAAGTCTATTAATTCTTCTTTCAAATCAGAAAGTATTTTCCAATTTAGTATTCCTTTCTCGTTCCACTGACTAACGATTTCTCGTTCTTTATCTTTTGCATGTGGACTTCTCTGTATTGTATTCTCTGGTAAATGCCAACTTGAAGGATAGTCCTGTCCTAGTTTCCATGGAAGTTTCTTTTGAAAAAAGTCGAAACCTATTAGATTTAAGTTTTTCCACATGTTCATTTTATTCACAAAATAATGAACACCCATATAACCAGCACTTGGTCGCAACGCATTTGCATCTCCGTTTTTACAACCAAATTCTTCAAATATAAGCATTAACTCATCATCTGAGTACATTACTTCGTGATCGAAAACTATTTCTCGAGTAGGTTTTTTATCTAAGTGTATTCTGCACCGATTAAGAAGTTTCAGTGCGGTAGGAAAGTGTGGATGAAAGTTTGCTCTCAAAAATCCAGTAATCCAGATATCAGTTCGTTTTCCAACTGATTTATAAATATCTGGGCGAGGAATACCTCTGCCGAATCTTACTATTATATCAAAGGATTCTATATAGTCTCCATATTCATACTCTAATAACTCGACAGAGTTTCCTACTAGAATTACTGACTTATTTCTGATTTTATCTGAAACCATTCGTCTGCAAACTCCACGTTTTCGTAGCCTTCCAGCCACGGTCCGCCATCTGTAAAGTGGACGGCTTTTGTATATTTTTTACCAAAGTCGTAATATCCAACAAGTGCATTAAAACTTGCTGGGATGCTGCCTATCTTACTAGCCCATGAAAAGCCATGTAAGTGTGCAGCATGAGCATTACTCACATACCACTTTGTTAAACTATCACATTTTGCACAATCAAAGAACATCAAACTACTCCAATATTTCATATCGTAATCTGCATTTCCTTTATTTTTCATCTTTTTAGTTTTTATACTAAACTTTGGATGTTTTACTACTGCAACATCTTCATCATTCATATGATGTGTAAGTTCTTGAGGATCACATCTCCAAAGAAAATCTCCATCACAATAGAGTGCGCGCCCTGTGTAGTTACATAACAAAGGAACTAGAAATCGAGTAAAGGAGAACTCTGTACTTTCCATTAAGTGTTTTGGTCTGTCATAGAGTCCTTTCTTTCTCAATTTCTTATTAATTAAAGGATGTATCTCATGTAAAGGATTATGTTTTAAAATACTTGCCTTACATACTTCGTATGCTTCGGGGTGTTCACTATCATATCCTATAAAGATTTTCATTCTTCTCCTTTTAATTGTGCTCCTAAGTCATTAACATACGCTTGTCTAGCAGTTTGTATCGCTGCCAATTCGTGATCGAGTTCTGTTTTTCTTTTATCACAATACCCAATCGCATTTACTAACAAGCGTTGTTCTTTAGTCATGCCTTCGACATCATATTCGACGCCGTCTATACTAATTGTTGTCATTTAAAAATATCCTGCCAGTTGCCTTGTGTACTACTTTTTGCATACTCGGTAGCACGATTTTCAAAAAAGTTGGTATGCTCAACTGCATTTACTTGCATATCTACCCAAGGTAGTGGATTAGTTGTACTATGAAATATTGCTTTTAGACCTAAACCCAATAAGCGTCTGTCTGCAATATATCGTATGTACTCTTTTACTTCTTTTGCAGTAAGATCGGGTATTTGAGCTTTTGCAAAACAAACATCAATAAATTCGTCTTCCAACTCAACTACTCGCTCTGCAGCGCAGTAAATTTCGTATTTTAACTTATCAGTCCACAACTCGGGATTTTCTGCTATGAAAGTTCGGAATAATTTAGACACGTTCTCAACATGAAGTGTTTCATCACGAATTGACCATGTAACAATCTGCCCCATTCCTTTCATAAGATTATGCCTTGGAAAGTTAAGTAAAATTGCGAAAGAAGAGAAAAGCTGAACTCCTTCTGTAAAACCACTGTATACTGCTAGTGTCTTCGCAATATCATGTTTAGTTTTCATACTAAAGTCAGACAAGTACTCATGTTTCTCTACCATCGCTTGTATATCCATAAACTCTTGATAAATTCCTTCGGATTTTCCAAGAGTTTCCAGCAACAATGAATATGCTTCTTGATGTACTGCCTCCATGGCAGCAAAAGATGCAAGCATCATTCGGATTTCTGGTTGTTTGAATGTTGGAAGATAGTGCTTTGCATATCCACAACATACATCAACGTCTGCCTGCGTGAAAAATCGAAAAATGTTATCTAACAATTCTCTATTTTCAGGCGTAAGTTTTTCGTTATAGTCCCTAATATCATCACTTAGTGTAACTTCATCAGGCATCCAGTGCATTTGCTGCTGTTTTTTATAAGCATCAAACGCCCACGGATAGTTAAAAGGTTTGTAATAGTTTCTTTCTTCTAATAACATATTTATCCTTCGCAACTTAAACAATCTGATTGTTCAAAGATTATTTCTCGCTTTGCCTGTGAAGTAACATTATCTGCTCGAGATATTGCTTCACTTCGTAGGTAATAAAGCGTTTTAAGATTCTTCGCCCACGCAAGCATGTGGACGTTGTGTAGATCTGCCTTGTTTACGTCAGGTGGAAAAAATAGATTCACACTCTGCGATTGACAGATAAATGGTTGTCTCATTGAAGCATGCTCGACAACCCACGCTTGATTTATCTCAACTGCTGTCTTGAACACGTCTCTCTCCCAGTCGTTCAAGAAGTCAAGATGTTGCACACTTCCTTTGTTTCCAACGATACTTGCCCAAGTTTCGTCTGTGTCCTGTCCATACCCCGCTAGGACTTGCTTTAAGAATTTATTCTTTACAAGATTACTTCCACTCTTTGTTTTCTGAGTGTAAGCATTAGCACGGAAAGGCTCAATACTTGGACTTGTGTTTCCACAAATAATACTACTAGATGCATTTGGTGCTATTGCTAGCAAGTGTGCATTTCTAACAGTACAAGTATCATCGTCGGGACATGCTCCTCTTTCTACAGCCAATCTTCTAGTTTCTTCACTTGCTTTTGATTTAATTAATTCAAACATCTGAAGATTTACACCAGTTGCCATTGGATTGTCAAATGGTATAGAATTTTTCTGTAAATAAGCATGAAATCCCATTGCACCAAGACCAATACTTCTTTCACGATAAGCAGAAAATACTGCTTTGTGTAATTGTTCTGGCGCATGTTTTATAAAATATTCTAGCACATTATCTAACATTCTGACTAGATCTGGAATGAACGCTGGTTCCTTTTTCCATTCATCAAAATATTCCAAGTTTACACTTGATAGACAACATACTGCTGTTCTTTCATCATTTGTTGCTAAAGTAATCTCAGAACAAAGATTACTTTGGTGAACGCTTAATCCAAGTCTTTTCTGAAAGTCAGGCAACTCACTGTTCACAGCATCACCAAACATAAGATAAGGCTCTCCTGTTTCCATACGGTTTTGAAGAATCTTTACCCATAATGCTCTAGCACTGACAGTTTTCTTTACCTCACCGCTGTGCGGATCCACAAGCTGCCAGCTATCGTCGAAACCACTATACTTTGTAGCACTGTGAATGAGCTCCATAAAGCGATCTGATACGACAACCCCATGATGCAGATTAATACACTTACGATTAACGTCACCACCAGTAGGTTTTCGAACATCTAGAAATTCCTCTATTTCAGGGTGACTTATATCGATGTAGCCTGCATAGCTTCCTCTACGAGTAATTCCTTGAGAAAAAGCAAGCATCTCAGCATCGACAACTCTCATAAAAGGAATCACACCAGTGGACTCTGAGCCTTTTGAAGTTTTCGTTCCAACAGAACGGACTTCGCCCCAATATCCACCGATACCACCACCGAATGAACTTAAAAAAGCATTTTCAGTAAAGTGATCTGTAATTCCTTCACGGCTATCATCTACGTAATTCAAAAAGCAACTGATTGGTAAACCTCTCTTTGTACCACCATTTGATAGTACAGGAGTAGCAAACATAAACCAATGTTTACTTGCATAGTCGTATAATCTTTGTGCATGTGCATCATTATCGCCAAAAGCTTCAGCAGCACGAGCAAGAGCTTCCTGTGGAGAAGTCTCACCTGGCACCATATAACGATCTTTTAAAGTATTTAGAGCAAACTCGTCAAAGAGTTTATCTCTGCTATAGTCTATCTTCACTGACATAATTTTCCACCAATCCTATAATTTCTTGTCCATGTCCTAGTACTGCTTTTTCAGTATCAAATGATAAGTCCATTAACTTGATATTAAGTTCAAGTGCATCACTTCCAAACTCATTTAAGTTCTGTATGTACTTGTACCTACCATCAATAGGTAGACTTGCCATGATATCAAAAATATCACCATACTGCTCAATCATTTGAGTAGCACGCTTAGGACCAATTCCTGCTACACCTGGTACATTATCTCCTTTATCTCCTGTAAGACATTTGAAAGTCAAATAATACGAAGGATCAAAGTCATAATGTTCATCCCAGTTGTGTACTGTTGTTTCTTTTCTTGTTACGGTTGAGAACCGTGATATGTTCTCATCGACTAGTAAATCCCAGTCTTTATCAGAAGAGATTAGCCAAATATTTTCTATACCTAGATTTTCTCTATTCTGACATATAAGTGCTGCTATATCATCAGCTTCAACTCCTTGATATTTAAGAGTTAGGAAGCCTTCATACTTACACTTATTCATAGTTACACCAAACTCTTGTAAGAACTCAAGAAACTCTGCTTCTTCTTCAGGAGTTTGTTCTGCGTATCTATCTTTTCTGTTTTGTTTATATTCGGGGTAGAGTTCTTTCCGATAGGTGCTACCACCGTCACCTAATACCACGACTTCTCCGCAATCATAAGATTTTGCAAGAGACTTAACTGTTCTTACATAATCATGCTCGAAGTCGAGGTTGCCTTGATGTTTCCATCTAAACGCTAGGTTTAGACCGTCAACTATTAAGAGGTTGCCGTTCGGAATCGGTTTCCCATGGTTGGTAAACGATATCGCCATTGTCGAACACTAGCTCCTTATATTCTAACCACTTGTGTAAAAATGTAACATAGCAATCCAACCAACTTATATACATATAATCACAGTTGACTGGAACTTTGTGTGTTGCTACAAAGATCTGTCCATGGTTTTGTTTAAAAATTAGCAGTGGGTTTAAATTCATACCCGCTGCCTGCTCTACTAATTTAGTCCACCACTTTACAAAAGTATTACTTTTTTGTGTGAACATTTTTTCATTAAAGTCAATGCTTTTATAGTGTTTGCACTCTATACAATACACATTTACTTTATGTTCGAGATATAAATCTCCTTTTATTTTTCCTGAGCCACTGCCAGGTGTAAACTCAAAGTCTAACCCAGTTGCCGCATCGAGAATTTTCTTAACGTTTTTTTCGAAAGCGTTACCTTTTCTTCTGCTTCTATTATTCGGCATCTAATCTACTTATGTTATCCTCTTTTATTATTTCTATTTTTTCTAGCAGAGGATGAGTCCAGCCATGAGATACCATATAAGTATTCAGACTGTCCTCTTTTAATAATACCTCTACCACCTTTTCTTTTCCAGTTTCATCAAGTGCTTGATTTACTTCGTCTAGGAAAAGAACGTTTATTTGAGAACGAGAAATTGAACTCATCAATTTCCTTATGGCAACTAGCGTAGCAATATTTACTCTAGCTAATTCACCACTACTGAGTGCAAGTATATCAATAATTTTACCATTATCTGATACTTCTACATTCAATTTATCATTCTCTACTACAAAGTTGATCGCAAATCTACCATCACTGAACTCTGCAAGATAGTCGTTTGTTAAAGATTCTAATTCTTTAACTAGACTTTCAATTTTGTATGCGAGAAGTCCATTAGTACTAAAAGCCTTTTTAAGAATTTCAAGTGTTGATAGTACATCTTCACATTTGCTGAGTCCGTCAGTAATTTCTTCCAACTCTGTCTCAAAGCTCGCTGTTTGCTCTTGTATGATACTAAGTCGTGTATTGTGAGAAGTCCGTCTGTTGTTTTCATCACTTACCTCTTGAATACTCGACCTAACAGCGGCAATCTTTGAGCGAAGCTCTTGAATCTGTCCTTCCAAGTCGTCTTTATTGATGACTGTAGTTGGGAGTTGAGTGTCAATGCTCCTGAAGAGACTTTCCCACTCTTGTATCCTTTTGGCTGCCGTCCTATGTACCTTATTTGCATAATCTTGTTCCTCTAGCTTTTCTTTTAGTTTGTCTAACTTTCCAGCAATTTTGCCTACCTCTATTACATAGAAGTCACATTTTTCACCAACAAGTTCCATATTGATATCTTGTCTACAAGTTGGACACTGAGGAGTTTCTCCAATGTCTGTCCACTCTTGTAACTTTCTCTGATTTTCAGAAAGTTGATATCTAGTTTCTCCCAATTCAGAACTTAAAGGAGAAGTGTCTACTTCTGTAGGATAAAGCTCAATAGCTTTTTTCATCTTATCAATGTCTATTGATTTTAACTGCTCTTTCAGAGAATTATTAGTATTTATTTTTTTATTCGTATTTGAAATATTTTCAAATTCCGCCTGTAAAATACTTAAAGTTTTCTGATCCTCTTCCGACCCAGATGGTAGCTCCAACATGGGTAGGACATCTGTATTTTCCAATTTATTATCATTTAACCATTTTACTAAGGTTTGACTTTTTGCGTCTAACTTGGCAATGTCAAGAGAAGTAACACGTACTGCCTCTTTAAATGTCTCAAAGAACAACACATAGTCGTCAAGTTTTAGTAAATCAATTAGGAACTTTTTACGGTTAGTATCGGTTGCTGTAAGAAACTGCAACGATGCGTTAGTATTTTGATACACTAACTGAGTAAATGTCTTAAAGTCAATGCCCAAGATATCCCCTAGCGTCTTATAAGTATTTGACGCTGTATGAGAACTTATATCTTCACCATTCTTTGTTAGCTTACATTTAAGAGTTGACTTTCGATCAACTGCGATACAGTATTCGTCGCTGTCAACTGTAAACCAAAGAGTAATAGTGTAACCGTTATTAATATAACGGTTTGCAATGTCTGCTTTTTTAACATTTTTACTATTCTTATTGAATAAAATTTCTTCGAGGATAAGAGGTATTGAACTCTTTCCTACACCGTTTGTTCCAACTAATTGAGTGAGAGTAGACTTAGTAAAATCTATCTCGTTGCCTTTCCCATAGGAAAAGCAGTTATCCCACGCTAACTTCTGTAGAATAATCATTAAAGACTCCCATTATTTTTTTAGTTTTTTCATCATCAAGTTTGAGTATCTGTTGTAGATACACATACAATTCATCACTAATTGACATTTCACTGCTAAGATTAAGAGTTGCTTCAACTTCTCGTTTTACAACTTTTTTATCAAGCAGTTCGGAGTTCTTTACTTTGGATAGGTCTGCG